CATGAACGGGTCGCTGTGGAAAGGCAACCCCACGGGCGCGGCCAAGGCTGCGGAGTCCGCGATCAAAACCCACGGCCACGCCATTGCCCCCGGCACCGTGCTGTCCCGCAAGGTCAAGTCGTACAGCTTCGAAAACGGCGGCGACATCAACACCTGGAAAGCCATGGAGGGCAAGGTTCTTCAAGAACCGGGCATTTCGTCCACGTCCATCACCCCAAAGGCGTGGAGCGGCGACGTGCAGTACCGCATGACCGTGGGCGAAGGGGTGAAGGGCCTTTATGTGGACATCGGCTCAAAGCCGGGCGGCGGTTCTATCAGCTACAACGCCGGGCCGAACGAGCGGGAAATCCTGCTTCCCGCCAACACCAAGATGCTGGTGCAGAAGGTGCGGGATGTGTCCAAAGAGGGGCCGACTGCCGATGGCTTTGGTGCCACCGGGCAGAAGTTCGTGGTAGAAGTGCTGATCCTGCCGTCGCCATAACCAAGGAGCGCGACATGCTGAAACTGAAACCGGGCGCGGTCCTCGAAAAGCAGGAGTCGTCCGGCCTGCACATCGCCATGGGCCGGGTGCCCGAAGCCGACAGCGACAAGCTGTACCTGGGCGACCCGGAAGCGGTGCGGGCTATCGTGGACGCCTACAACTCGGCCATCGCGGAGGCGGTTGATGCGGCCAGCGATGTGGGCGGGATGATGCCTGCGCTGCGCGAACTGGCCGAGGGCCGGGCTGACATCTTCCTGGGCAACGGCGGCGACGTGTATGTGCCCATGCCGGGCTGGAACAGCGACGACCCGGAGGCCATAGCGGCCAACGTGGCGCGGCTGTACCACATCGAGCCGAGCCACCCGGCCAAAGACATCGTGGCGGCGGCATTCGGGATGCACGCCAAGGCCATGCTGGGGGCCATTGCGGACGCTGGCAGCGGCAAGCCCGACACGGATTGGCAGGCGGACGTGGACACGGCGAACGACCTGCTGGTGGCCGCCCTGCTGGGCCTGCCGTGGCCTGGGGCCATGGATGGCGAACCGCATCCGCAGGACGATGAAGGATAACGTAGGAAATACCTGTTGACTTGCAGCAGGAACCGCCTACGATTGTGACATTCCAGGCCCCTGCGCTCAACGCGCGGGGGCTTTGCTTTTGATGCGGGGTGGAGCAGCAGCAGCTCGCCGGGTTCATACCTCGGAGGCCGGGGGTGCAAGTCCCCCTCCCGCTACCATTTCGTCCGTTGATGCACGGCGAAGTCTGACCGGACCAGGGGGCAGTACCCTGCCGGTCCTCCATTGAGCGTCCGGCTTTCATGCAAACAGGAAGCCCGCCTGTCGCCATGTAGCGGTCGGGCGTTCAATGCTGGGCCGGAACAAGGATCGACGGCTGGTGTAGGCGTAGCGGAGGGCGACGGGTGGCCGCGTGATAGGCCAATCTCTAGGTGTCAACGACAACGCACCTCTCGCTCTCGCGGCCTAACGGCCACGAATAGCGCGGTTCGGGGGCCGACCGGGCAACAGAACGGCCCCCACAGTTTCGAGCCGATAGTCGTTCGCGCTCGCCAAGGCCGCACCCGGCACCACCCACCGGGCTGCGGCCTTTTCTTTGGCTCTGTGGCGGAACTGGTAGACGCAGGCGGCTCAAACCCGCCCGCCTTCGGGCGTCCCGGTTCGACTCCGGGCAAGGGCCACCAAGCAAGCAAGGAAGCAGCCATGAGCGACGAGACCGCCGCGCAAATGCACGGCAGCATCCTGAAGTCCGACGACGACAAGCGCGTGTTGTGGGGTTGGGCATCCGTGGTCACGGAAAACGGCGTGCCGGTGGTCGATACCCAAGGCGACATCATTGCCGTGGACGATCTTGTCGAGGCCGCGCAGGGCTTCATGGTTGACGCCCGCAAGGGCGGCTTCATGCACATGCAGAAGAACGGCGAGGCCATCCGGATCGGCGAGGTGGTCGAAAGCATGGTGATGACCAAGGCGCGGCAGGACGCGCTGGGCATCGACCTGGGCCGCGAAGGCTGGCTGATCGCCATGAAAATCCACAACGACGACGTTTGGAAGGCCGCCAAGGATGGAACCCTGGCCGCCTTTTCCATCGGCGGGCGCGGTGTGCGCGTCCCGGTGACGGAGGGCTGACCCCATGAAGCGCAATCGCCTTACCAAGCTGCGCGTCAACGAGGTGTCCGTAGTGGACGCACCGGCCAACAAACAGGCCGCGATTCTGATCGCCAAACGCCTCGACGGCGCGGCGGATCATCCCACCAACTCCAACATGGAGGATTACGACATGACCCTTGAGGAACTGTCGAAGAAGCTGGAAGAAGCCGAGGCCGCCGTCGCCGCGTTGACCAAGCGCGCCGAGGAAGCCGAAGCCAATGTCGAGGCCGCCAACAAGCGCGCCGACGATGCCGAGGCCGCTGTTGCCAAGGCTGCCGAGGCCGCCGCTGGCGACCAGGGCGAAGATGCCATCCTCAAGTCGCTGGACCCGGCTGTGCGCGAGTACGTCGAGTCCGTGAAGAAGAAGGCCGACGCCGCCGAGGCCGCCATCGCCAAGGCTGCGGACGAGCGGCTAACCGCTGAGTTCGTCGCCAAGGCCGCCAAGTTCGACGGCCTGCCGGGTGTCACCGCTGACACCTTCGGCCCGGTCCTCAAGCGCGTGCTGGGCGGTGCCGATGAAGGCGACCGCGAGGCCGTGCTGTCGGCTCTGGCCAAGGCCAGCGATGCCGCCAAGAAGGCGCTGACCGTTTCCATCGGTGAAGCGGGCCGCGTGGAGAAGTCCGACGCGGAAGCCGAACTCGACGCCAAGGCGCACGAGATCGCCAAGCGCGACGGCATCACCTTCGCCAAGGCGTACACCAAGGCGATGCACGAGAACCCGGCTCTCTACGAGCGGTTCCTCGCGAAGAACTGATCGACAGCGGTCGATCCTGTCGCCGGGGCAGCCCCCCCGGTAACGCCCCAACACGGGCAAACTAGGAAAGGAGCAAGGACATGGCCGTTCAAGAGGCTTTGACTTGCATCACCCTCAAGGCCGCTGCTGATCTTTCGACGAAGCAGTATTACGCCATGAAGGTGTCGGCGGCGAACACCGTCAACGTGGCTTCGGCTGCTGGCGAGCCGGTTATCGGCTTTCTCCAGAACAAGCCGTCTGCCGCCAACGAGGCAGCGACCGTCGCCTACACCGGGCGCACCAAGGCCGTCGCGGGCGCGGCGGTTGCGGCGGGTGCCTATGTGAAGGTGCTGGCCAACGGCAAGGTGGACGACGCTTCCACCGCCATGACGGCTGACGCCTCTGGTGCTTCCGCTACGGCGGCCACCACGGGCGCTCACACTATCGGCATCGCCCTCACCGCCGCAAGCGCGGACGGCGATGTGATCGAGGTGCTGCTGACCCACAGCGGCGCGGTTCCGGGCACTTCGGCCTAATCGGGCTGAACCCTAACCCCCTAGCTTAGAAGGAGGCCGGTTATGCCGTTGCCCACTCCGTCTGATGTCCATGTTAATGGACCGCTCACCAACATGAGCCTCGCGTTCTTGCAGGACGCGGACAACTTCGTCGCCCGCCGTGTTTTCCCGGCGGTGCCGGTCCTCAAGCAGTCGGACCTGTATTTCACCTATGATCGCTCGTACTTCATGCGCGATCAGATGCAGCGACGCGCCCCGTCCACAGAGTCCGCTGGTGCGGGCTACGGCGTGGGCACGGCCAGCTACCGCTGCGATGTCTGGGCGCTGCACCAGGACATCGACGACGACACCCGGCTGAATCAGGACAACCCGCTGAACGCTGACGCCGATGCGGTTGACCTGCTCACCGAGGCCCGCCTGATCCGCATGGAGAACGAGTTCGTCACCAGCTACATGACGGCCTCCGTGTGGAACAAGGACATCACGGGCGTTTCCGGCACCCCGTCCACCGACGAGGTGAAGCAGTGGAACGATGCGGCTTCCACGCCCATTGAAGACGTTCGCGCCTGGAAGACCTACGTTCACAAGCTGACGGGCCGTCGCCCGAACGTGCTGGTGCTGGGTCAGGAAGCCTACGACGCGCTGGCGGATCACCCCGACATCGTGGACCGGATCAAGTACTCGGGCGGCATCGGCAACGACCGCCCGGTGGTTGTCTCCCGGCAGGCGATGGCGGCGGTGTTCGAGGTTGAGGAAGTGCTGGTCGCTGGTGGTGTGCAGAACACCGCCAACGAGGGCGCGACCGCCTCGTACAGCTTCATCGTCGGCAAACAGGCGCTTCTGGTCTACCGCGCCCCGCGCCCCGGCCTCAAGGTGCCGTCTGGCGGCTACACCTTCGAGTGGTCGGGCCGGGCCGGTTCCGTTGAGGGCCAGCGCATCCTTCGCTTCCGCATGGACCCCATCAAGTCCGACCGTGTGGAAATCGAAGCGGCCTTCGACATGAAGGTGGTGGCTCCCGAACTCGGCGTCCTGTTCAGCAGCATTGTCGCCTAATCGGCGGCTCTGTAGAGCAGCAAACAAAGGGGGCGGGCATCCTTCGGGGTGCCCGCCTTTTTCTGCACCTGACCGCAGATCAATGATCCCGACACGGAGGGCACCGCGATGCGTGATTTCCAGATCAGCGCGCACAACGTCGATTTCACCAACATGGAACTGGTCGCCGCGCGCCGTTTCACGCTGGACGGCAAGGAACTGAACGAGGGCGATGTGCTGCCGGAAGGCGCGCTGACGCAGCGCCGGGCGCGCCAGATGTTTGAGCGCCGGATGATTAAGCTGCGCTCCAAGGGCACCGCCGAGGCCGCCCCGGAAGCCGCCCCGGTGGCCGAGCAGCCGGTTGAGGCCCCGGAGGCCACCAACACCCCCGCCGAGCCTGTTGAGGCCGCCAGCGCGCCCGACAGCGCCGCGCAGGAGGGTGCCATCGAAGTCACCGCCGAAAAGGGCTTCCGCGCCGAGCATGAGGGCTTTGGCCGCTGGTACGTCTACGGGCCGAGCGGCGACAAGGTTTCGGGGCCGCACAAGAAGGCGCAGATCGAACACCTGATCGTTGACTGAGGGCCGGGCTTATGACCTGGACCTACAGCAGCGCGCCGGACAACAGCACCGCAGCGGGCCGCCGCGATGCCGTGCGCGAACTGGTGGGCGACACCGACACCACGGACCAGCAGGTAACGGACGAGTCCATCGCCCTGCACCTTACGGCCACGCGGAACAACATCTACGGCGCTGCGGCTGTGGTGTGCCGCCTGATCGCCGGGAAATACGCCCGTCTCGTTTCCACGAGCGTTGACGGGGCCTCGCAGTCCTTTGGCGAGCGCCAGCGGCACTATGCCGACTTGGCCAGCACCTACGAGGGCATGGCCACCAACGGCGTGGCTGGCATCCTTCCCGCCGCCTACGATGGGCTGGTCAGCACCAAGACCGCCGACGAAATCGACGCGCAATTCAGCATCGGTATGCACGACCGGGTGAATGGCGCACGCACCACCCTCCAAGACATCTACGACGAAGACTGATGGCGCTTGAGCAATCGGCCTTCGCCAGCCTGGGCAGCGCGCTGGGGCAATCGGTAACGCTGCGCCGCACCACGCGGGGCACCTACGACCCGCAGACGGACGCCTGGACGGGCGACAGCACGGGCGACACCGCCATCACCGCCATCGTGCAGAACCGGGTGCGCCGGTACGAGGACGGGCGGCTTGTCACCACCGAGGGCCTGTCGGCCTTCATCCCCGCCAGCGGGCTGGGCGTGGTGCCGGTGGAGGGCGATTTGCTGGTGGACGGCTCCGACGAGTTCCGGGTGCTTCGCGTCCACGCCCGCAAGTCGGCGGGCACGGTTATCGGCTACTCCTGCGAATTGGAGGGCTAGGCGTGGCCAAGGTTCACTTCGACACCAAGCGAATCGAGGCTTGGTGCGCCGGGAACAAGGAACGCATGGAGCGGGTGATGCGTGAGGCGGTGGCGGAAGCCGGTGCCCGCATCATTGAGCGCACGCCGGTCGATACCGGCTTCGCCCGCGCAAACTGGTTTCCCACGCTGAACGGCCAGATGGCGGCGGGCGGCGGCGGTGCCGTAGTGGCCACCGTCAGCTTCTCCGGGGCGCGCCTGGGCGACACGCTGGGGATGGTGAACAACACCGAATACATCCGCGCCCTCGAATACGGGCACAGCCAACAGGCACCGCAGGGCATGGTGCGCGTCACCGCGCGCCAATGGCCCACCATCGTCAAGGAAACGGCCATGAGGGTGCGGAAAAATGGCTGACTGGTTCTCGATCCGCAAAGACCTGCGCGCCACGCTGGTCGGGGTTTCCGGGCTGCCGTCCGTGGTGGCCTACGAGAACGTCGAGTCCAACCCCGGCAACGCGGCGCATGTGGTGGAGAACCTGATTCCGGTGGAGGAACGGCCAAGCGGTTCGGGCACCATCGAGCAGCGCGGCATCTACCAGATCACCCTGGTCTACCCGATCAAGTCGGGCACCAAAAACGCCGAGGATGTGATCGACAACATCCTGGCCGCCTTCGCCCCCGCGTCCAGCCACGGCACCACCTGCCGCGTGGATCGCGCTGAGCGAAACCCGCCTGTGATCGACGGCCAGTTCTACCGGCTGCCGGTGTCCGTCACTTGGCGGGCTTATTCCACCTACTGACCCATCAACCCGAAGAATGCCGCGCGACGCGGCATGAAAGGAGGGCGCTATGCCCATCGCCTCTGGAGCCAGCGTCGGCATTTCGTATGTCGCGGAAACCACTCGGGGCACGACCCCCGGCAGCCCGACCATGCTCGAACTGCGGACCACCAGCCGCAACATCAACCCCGTGAAGGGTGCCCTGCAATCCAACGAGCGCCGGTCGAACCGGCAGGTGCAGGACTTCCGCCACGGCTTCCAGCAGGTCCAGGGCAGCCTGGGCTTCGAACTCGGCATGTCGGACTATGACGACATGATCGAGGGGGCCATGGGCGCAACGTGGACGGCGGGCGTCGGCACGGGCGCGGCCACGCTGTCGGCGGCCAACGCCACCAGCAAGTTCACCCGTGGCTCTGGCTCGTTCGTCACGGACGGCTTCCAGAAGGGCGATTGGATCACCACGACCAACGCCGGGCAGTCCACGACCTACTTCCTCATCACGGCGGTTTCCGCGCTGGAACTCACCGTCACCCCGGCACCCGCCGACCACACGGGCGGCGGCACCGAGGAAATCGACGTTCACGGGCGCACCCTGGACATCGGCAGCACCCTCAAGACCTTCACGTTCGAGCGGCGCTTCACCGACATCACGCAGTATCAGGTGTTCCGGGGCTGTGCGATCAACAGCATGAACGTGTCGATCCAGCCCGAGCAGATCGTCACCGCTAACCTCGACATCCTGGGCATGTCCTGGGCGGCCATGTCCGGCACCAGCCTGGGCAGCCCCACGGCGGCCAGCTTCACCAGCCCCTTCTCGGCGTTCGATGGCGGCCTGTACGTCAACGGCTCCGAATTGGCGGTGGTGACGGGCGTGGACTTCTCGCTGGCCAACGGGCGGGCTTTGCAGCCGGTCGTGGGCAGCGTGAATTCGCCGGATGTGTTCGAGGGCACGGCCACCGTCACCGGCACCGTGTCCTTCCTGTTGGAGGACGCCAGCATCATCAGCTACTTCGAGGACGAAACCGAAATCGACCTCAATATCAAGCTGGATGAACTCGGTGATGCCGCCGACTTCCACGCGCTGAACTTCCCGCGCATCAAGCTGAACGCCAGCGACATCGACCCGCCGCAGGAAGGGCCGATCATCGCCACCGCACCGTTTCAGGCGCTCTATGACGCCACGAACGACAGCACGCTGCGCTGGCAGATCGCCAACGCCTCCTAACCGTTTTGATGGCCCCGGCTTCGGCTGGGGCCGTCTGCCTGTTTCCTGACCGCCACGCCTTCTAAGGGATGGTGCCTGGGCATCCGGGGGGAACGAGGTCAGGCGTTCCCCCCACCTCCCCGGCCACACTGACACCATGAAAGGGCTGACCCCCATGTTCGATCTCGCAAACTACAAGACCACCGATGGCGAAACCGCCGCCCCCCTGGAACTGGAACTGCCGAATGGCGCGCCCATGGTGGGCACGGACGGGCAGCCGGTGGCATGGGGCCGGGTGCCATCACCTACGAGGCCATCGTCGCCTACCAGCAAGCGATGCACCGGCACATCCTCCCATGGGAAGTGCGAGTGATTAAGGCCATCGACTCCGAGTTCCTGTCCGTGGTTGCCGAAACCAAGGAGGAACGCCGGAAGCGCAAAGAGCGCGAGAAACGCCAAACAGCGGGCGTTGGGCGGCGGCGCTAGTCCAGCCACCCATCTGCCCGGCACGCGCCCGCCACGGACCGCGACAGGGGCGTGCCGGAGTCTTAACCTAAGTCAGCGCCGCAATACCCCACGGCCAGCAGCACGAACACGCTGAAAATCACCCCCCAACTAGGAATAAGCCGGTACGCCAGCGGGACATGCCCGCAGTGGGGGCAAGATTTTGCGGATCGCCCCATAGCCTTTCCGCATGCATCGCATTCCATCATTTTTCAATCCTCCGTTGTCGTGTCGTACGACATGGGCGCGGGACCGCACAATACAAGGAGAGCAGGCTTGACCGACCTTGCCAAACTCGCCTTTGAGGTGGATACCGCACAGCTTCGCAAGGCTGCGGACGCCCTGGACAAGTTCGACAACGCTGGCAAGAAGGCGGCACGAGGAACCCGTGGCGTCGAAGACAGCATGTCCCGGCTTGAGCGGCAGGCGCGGTCGGTGACGGGCACCATTAACATGTTGAAGCAGGCGTTCATTGCCTACGGCGCTGTGCGGATCGGGCAGTCGATCACCAACACCGCCATCGCCTTTCAGAAGATGGAAACCACCCTCAAGTTCGCCACCGGCTCCATGCAGGGCGCGCAGAAGGAAATCCAATTCCTACGCCGTGAGTCCGAGCGGCTGGGGCAGGACTTCCTGACGGCTGGCCGGGCCTATTCCAAGCTGGCGGCTGCCGGGTCGGCGCTGGGGGTGTCCACCGAGGAAATCCGC